CTCCGAGTAAAACTTCACACGAAAACCCAAGCGTTCGTACTTAGCCACCGCATCATCAACATGGCTCTCCACACAGTCATCCCCCATCGCCATCGCGTCCATTGTAGACACGAAGTCGTCTGGTTTGTCCATGTAGTCCACTAAAATAGCCAACCCAACTCGCGTGTGCGAGTTCAGGGAGGCCGTAATGTAGAGGCCTGTCTTGTTAATGCCAGGGACGGTTTGCTCGAGTAACTCTCCGTCGGACAAGCTGAAGACACTAAGTTTGATGCAATCGTACCTAGATGTTAGACACTTTTCGTATCTACTCCCGCTCAAATCCTCGAAATGCGACCCAATTCTGAACCTCCTGTCGAAATCCATTGTCCACGCTTTTAGCGACCAATCGTAAGCACTTATATCGCTGTTGCAAGGGCGATTTAGTTTGCCCCGACAATACTTTATTGTGCTTTTGATCGCAGTTCTAGAGAACCCCATACCACTCTTCGATGGAATTTGCTCCCAATCAGCTATCTCCGCCACATTTATGTGGCGGTTCAATACCCGATCGATAATCTGATCCACCAAGGACACCGACGCAATTAAGCGCCAGCGCCCGTACTTGGCTTTCTCAGACGTATGCGGCTCATTCTTAATGAAAAGTCTAACAGGATCACAAAGCTCTAATTGCACGAGTTGCCTCGCGCTTAAACCGGTCGTGTCTGTCGTCAGCAACAACTTAATGCGCTTCAACACACAACCGATAATATAAGCCTGATGGTTCTCTAGGACCATACCGTTCTTCAGTCCCAATGCGGCATATGGTATACCGGGGCTCCCGTCTTTGTTAATGAACTCCATGCAATAAAGCACGTATCCCAAAAACTCTGCGGAGTCCACACAAAAGGACTTCAATGGTTTCGGCAGGACGCTTACACGTCCATACAGTTCGAACATCCGATCGAGAGCCTTTCCCATTACGCTCTCGCTCGGATTCTCCCCCTCCATGTAGCGACCAGATTGATATTGAAGCGATGTTAACTCAGCTTCTGCACCTCGTTCGGGCCAG